TATAGTAAGGTATTCCTAGTGCATCACAGTATTTTTTATCATTTTCACTTGCTTCATTTGAACCATGTATATGATTATGTACAATAGCAAATATATTTGCTTCTTTCATTACTTTTATATAATCATTTGGGTCTAGTACGAAATCATCATATTCATTAGCAAGATTTGTACAAGGATACCATTTTTTCTTGCCTTTTACTATTCCTATAATTCCACAGCCTTCTTGTGGATAGCACTTTTCAAAGTGCTCTTTTATTTCATCTATCACCTAAACTTCCTTGCTCCAGGGAATGCACCAAATGGAATTGGTATTTTACTATTTTTTGAAGTGCTAGGAAGTCCTACATATGCTGAGGCTTGATTAACTACAGGCACATACTGAAATCGGCATTTACAGGAAGAAAACTTCTTTCCACACATATCTCCACGAGTCCAATAAGTACTTTCAGTGGGAGTTTGTCCAGTACTTGCTTTTAAGGCTTTCCAAACCGTCTCCTGGGTTGCACTGCTATACTTTACGTAGTCTCCTGCAGCATACGTTGTTCCTGAACTATAAACTGTCCAAACAAAAACAGTGTCCCAATTATCCGCAGAAAAAGTAGAGGATGAAGTATGAGCCGTATTACAACGATAATAATCTGTTCCATTTTGTACATAATCATCTATTGAATAGGAAGTACCTGATGCCCAAGAGGTTTTAGTTCCAATTTTCCAGTTATCAGTTGAAAAAGTTGACCCAGAAGTATGAGATATTTTCGCTATATACACAATATTATTTTCTAGAATTAAAGAGCCTCTAACATAATAAGTAGAGGCAGCCCAAGGAGTTATAGTACTAAATAAATCTTTATTAATAATTGGCTCATCTTTTGCTGTAAAATAAATTTTGTGGAATATGTGTCCACTGGTATTATTATTCTCCGCGGTGCTAACTCCTATGTATTGTTGGCCATTTTTTGACCAAGTACACCCGCCCCTTGAATTTAAATCTTGCCCTTGGTACTCCCAAGAACAATATTTACCAATAATACTTCTATTCGGTAATTGAATACCAGATAAATCAAACGGAGCAGCCAATTCAAAAGTTACAGCGGTAGCATTTTCTCCCGTAACTCTATCAATTATATATTTTTGAATTGGGAATTCAATAGGAGGAGTTGTAGCGTCATATGCGCCTGCAGAGCCCCCAGGCTCGTATAAATACTTTTTTAATGTAGTTCTTTTAACTATGGGTTGCCCAATTAAATCTTCGTTTCGAAAATTTGCTCCTAATTCATCAGAAAAAGCTGAAGTAACATTTGCAACAGTTAGTGTAGGACGATTTTGTGCTCCATCTGAATTAAATTCTACTCCGTCCATATTAATTGGAAAGGGAGCGTAACTTTTTACATCATATGGAGTAGTTTTCTCACGAAAATAAATATAGCCTTCTTCTCCTACAGTTGTATTACCTGAGTCAAAGTCTGGGTGGAAATACAAAATTGATGCATCAGGTAACGTAAGCTCAAATAAGTCAACAAGCTCACTTCCTGGTTCTATTTTTTGTACTACATCAATTAAGTCTGTCATGCTTCGTATACTCGTCTAAAAGTTGCACTCGCAGAAGGGTACCCATCATTTGCATACATTTGCGCATAGGTATCACAAACTACTTTAATAGTTGTTTCTCCTCCTGCTCCATTGTCATCTGGAAAAGTAAAATTAAAAGAAGAAACTCCTCCTAAAGACGCCAAATAACCAATTATATCATCAATTTCTGCTGCAGAACGATTATTAAAAGTTAGATTAAAAGTTTCTTGAATTGGATTAATTCCATCTGCAATTCTTTGTTCGTATCCATCCCCAAATTTTGCAATGCGAACTCGTGGAGTAGACTGACGTCCCAACCCCTTGTCAGGAATAATTTGTCTACTACCATAAGTGGATGAAGTTGTGAATCCAATTGCCATTATGCTACTCCATACGGATTAAGTATTCCGCCTGAACGTTTTTGATTTTGTAGTTCTGTTTGTACTGCTTTTGCAATAATACTTCCAAGATTTCCTGCTTGTGCAGAGTCTTGTTGCATATTTGAAGAAGCGCTTCCATTTCCATCTATACTTACATTTACAGTAACATTATTCTGCTGGCCCGCTCCAGGCATTTGAACAGGAATTGATTTACCGTCCGGAAGAGGAACTACTGCTTCATTAAATCTGCCTTCTCCTATCATTCCAAGTGTAGGGCTCTTAACAATTCCTCCACTTGCATACGCTCTCATTCCTCCAGGAATAATTCCACCATTTGCAAAGCCAAATAGTCCTTTAATAAAATTAAATCCTTGCTGCGCTTTACCAAGCAATCCTGAGCCCGGCATATGGAAAACGTTTGAAGTTGCTGTAGCAAATCTAGATGTTCCAGACATAAGAGGTGAGGAAGGTAAAACTCCTGTACTAGAAAAACCTCCTATTCCGGATTTAAGTGCCCCTGGAGTGCCAGCAACAGCATTTGTAATTGCATTATAAAGTATTTCTCCTCCTTGAACAGATGCCTGTATCATCTTTTCACCAATTAATCTTCCCTGCCTTACTGCGACAGCTAAAGGATCAGTGCCCATTATAAGATTTGTTAACTGTTTTGCCATAGTATCGGCCACAGCGTTTAGTACGCCCTGACCAATAGATAAAAATGCATCTTTTAAACTACCCTCTTTTCCTTTTATTATATCTGCAATATTTGTTGTTAAGGCGGATTCAAGTGCCTGGTTTGCTGAATCATAAATTTGAGCATTCAAGTCTCTTGCTCTTTCTAGACTTTTTTCTCTTTCGCCTAATAACTCTAACTCTCTTAGTAAATTTCTAATCTGTTGATTGTACGCATCTCCGGAGCCGCCTTCTATTAAAGATAAATTTTTTGCAAGCTCTAACTGCGAAATTTCTTCTTCTATAGTTAACCTTTGGTTTGCAAATTGAATAGCTTCGAGTTCTTGCTTAATTAACTCTTGCTGACCTTTTGTTTGTCCTCTTAAACGAATTTCCGTCTGCAATGCTAAAGAATGCTCTCTTGAAAGACGTTTTTCTTCCAAAAACACTATTTCTTCAATTAACCGCTGCTCCCTATTTAATTGATCTAACCTTGCTTGCTGGGCCTCTGTTAATTTTCCTTCTTGTTCTGCCTGTATTTGTAACAAAGATGTTCGCTCAGCTGTCATATTATTTAACAAGGTTTGCTCTTGTGAAATCTTTAAAACACTATTAAGAATTGTTCCAAAAGCTCGTTGATTATCTTCAACCGCTTTGGTATAGGCTTTCATATTTGCTGTACTTTCTGCAATAGCGGTAGCCTGATCGAATAAGTAATATTTTGCTTTTTCTATTTTTTCAGGATCAGTGCTATTTAAAAAGGTATTTAAGTTTTCTAAATATTTAATAAATACTGTATTTTGTCCTTCTGATAAACTATTAAGATTTTCTACTTCTTTTTGTAGTCCAGTATAGAAATCAGATAAATTCTGCATTCTTTTATCATCAGAAGTTGCTAAAAATTTTCCAAAACTTTGAGTTGCAATCTCAGTTTGTTTTTTAAATTCCTGAACTTCATCAGAGGCTAAGGCAGTAGCTTGTTGTACAACGAGCATTTGATTTCCTAAATTCCCGAAGAGTCCATAATCTGTTTTTGAAATTTTGTCTACATTATTTGAGTAATCTATTATAGATTCATTAAACTGTTTAGTGCCGTCTCCTACATTTTTCAGATACTCTGTGGCTTCTTTCATGGAACTTGACCATTTTGTAAAAGCATCCTCTAAAAGAAGGTCTTGACTTTTTACACTTAATGAACCTATTCGATTACCAAGAGCAACTAGATAATCAAGAGAGGAGCCTCCTTCTTCTATTAAAACTTTTTGAATCTCATGAAACTTTTCATACTCAGTATTTAAGTCTTTTAGTTTATCTCCTAATACATCTAGAGTTTTTGCGTTTTCATCTACTTCTTCTTTTACTCTAAGGAAGTCATAAACAACAACACCTAAAGTTGCAATTAAAGAAATCCAAGAAATTGCAGAAAGAGCAGTTGCAGCAAAAGCTGCAGCACTAGCAGCAGCGGTTTTAACAGATGCCATGGTAGCAGTCCAAGCTACTTTTATTCCTGCTCCTACTTTTTTAACTGTTAATCCTGTTTTTTCAAATTCTACTTTAATACCTTTAGTACTCTTTTTAGTGCCTAACAACATTTCATCTAGGTTTTTTAACCAGTTTTGTTTTTGTTCTTCAGTTAATTTTTTCGTTCTGTTTATAGCACTTTTCATTCCAACTAACTGCTGAGAACTTAGATCGCTACCTTTTCCTTCCCTTAACATTTGGAATCCTGTTCCTTTAAACCCAGGATCTTTCAAAGCTGAAATTCTTTGTGCTGCGGCTGCTTTATCTGCTAATCTTAGCTCTGAGGTATAACTTTTAAGAGAAGCTTTTGCTTCGTTATATCCTGCTTTTGCTTTATCTGCGCTCTCTTTTGCGGCTGTTCCAATATTCTTTAAGTTTGGAAGCATGGCAGTTAAAACACCTTTTCCAAATACCCCTAAAAGTGCGACGCCAAGAGCAGGGAATTCATTAATTGCATTTGCTAAAGGAGTAAGAGCACTTGCAACTCCTGTTCGAATACTTACAAATAAAGTATCAAAAGTTTTTGCAAGTTGATTGAAAGTATTTGCAGTAGGATTTACAATGTCAATAATTTTTGAGTATTTTCTTTCAGTTTGGTCTAAAACATCATTTACAACAGCTTGGCTTCTTTCAAACGGAGTTAGACTATCAGCACTCTTACCAGTTATTCTAGCATACTCTGCAGTGGCATCATTTAATCGAAGAATTACACCAAGTTCATCAAGAAGTTCTGGTTCGGCTTTTGTAACACCGCGCACTAAACGATTAAAAGAGTCTGTTACATCCCTTCCAAGAATTAATGAAGCATCTTTTGCTGCTTTACCAAGTCTTGTTATTTGATCTGAGCTCAAACCAGCTGCAGTACCAATAGCAGATGCTTGTGAAGCATCTTCAAAAGATATTTGTGCATCTGTTGCAGCAATAACATCTTTTGCTAAACTTCTAAGAGCCGTACCAGTTGCAGAAGCATAAGCTACCTGACCCGCCTGCAAAGCTACTAAGTCGCCTGCGCTCTTTAAAAAATTAAATGCTGCTGTTACGGCAAAAACATTAGCAGCTAGAACCGCATATGCAGGGACTAAGCCAGTAGTTATACCAGTAGTCATTTTAGAAAAAGCTTTTGTGCCGTTAGAAGTAGCTCCAGCAACACCTTTTTGTTGCTTTTGAAAATTATTTCCAGCTTCGGCAGCGCTGTCTATACCTTTTCCAGCTTTTTTAGACTCCATAGCAACTTTTTTAAAGCTGCCTTTGTCTTTAACCTCTACTTCTATTGATGCTTTTTTCTTTGCCATTAGCCTTTTACATTATGGGTGTAATTTTTTCCACCGCTTGCTTTTCTTTCTTCTGCTTTTCGTTTTCTTTCTGCTTCTTCTGCTCTCTGTGAAATTACTTCTCTTTCGTACAATTTCATAAAATACAGTGTTTCTTTAGGGTTTTCTACTTTATAAGTTTTAAAAATAAAATCTGCAGAAGACCAGTCTTTCCCCATGTACATTCCAGACATGCCTTCCCAGACATCTGATAATAAATTATACATAAAAAATGCCACTTGTACCTCAGACGGAAAATCCGAATGAGAAAGCGGCATCTTTTGGGGGTCAGGGGACTGACCCAATTGTTCACAAATTGTTAGATACTTATCTAAGTCAAAATTAGAATTTTGTTCTTTTACGTATCTAGCAAGTAACTTTTCAACTTCAGCTACTTGCGCCCAGTAAAATTTTCTAAATCACCTACAGTTTCTGTAACCCATGTATCAAACCCATTTGAATTCTTCATCATGGTTTGTGCATTTGCAGGCGTATAAACTAATTCTTCATCTGGGTCGAATTGAGAAACATCTACCAAAAGAAACTCTTCTAGGTAACGATATTTCAGTCCTTTCCACCCTTTAATCACTGCATCAGTATAATTTACTATAAACTTGTCTTCATCCAAAGTTTCTTCAGGAGTGTGAGTCTTTTTATTAAACTTAGTAGTCAAACACTTTTTACGAAGTTTAATTAATTCTTCTCTTGCAAGATAGCACAAATCTACTGTAAAACCTGAGTAACCTGGAAAGTCTACTGTTACTGTTTTACTTGGAGTCATCAGACTCTCTAGGGAAACTGGGGTATCACTCATAAAAATCCTTATTTTGTTATTATTAAAAAGAGTAGGGAGGTTTTCGCCCCCCTACTTTTATTTTGATACTATATAGTATAATTCAAAACACCAAGAATGTCAAGAATTATTTTTTAGTACCTTATGCACCAACATAAGCCAGAGTAACCTCATCAGTCTCAGAGATAGTTGATGGAAGCGCCTGGAAGTTAGTTTCAACTGTAATTACATCTTCGATAGAATGTGAAGGAATTTCAACGTGTGCAGTTGCACAAGTCATTTCCAAACGAGGAGTACCTGATGCACCACCAATCTTAAATACAAGTGCAAAAGAGTTTGTAATTACATTGTCAATTGCTGCGAAATCTTCAAAGAAGTTAGCAGAGTCATCAGCAGGTGTGCTAGTGTCACCACTATTCATACCCTGACCATCTGCACCATCATACCTTTGAAGATAACAAGTAAAGTTACCACTAACAGAGCGAGTACCTGTTACATGAGCAAAAGGAGTATTTACTGTGCCAAGTTCTTCAGGTGTAATATATGTAATATTGTTTCCAATAGTAATATTTCCACCAGTCAGAGTTAAATCGTATCCTGTAGATGTAGGGGCTAATTCATTGGTACCATCAGAATCAGGGTCTTGAGAATTAGGTTTAATAGTAGCAACAGTCAAACG